ACCTGTGTTTTCGTCCAAGTCCCGCCGCGATACAAAACCCCTCCGTTGTTCGTATCCTGTCCAACGATTGTGATGGGCACGCGCCCGAGCGAGTGGTTAATTGCGAAAGCCACGTTCGCACTACCAGGAGTTGTTCCGCTCGCTTTCCAGATGTCGAGGTTGATGTCCCGATCCCCGTTGTTCATGGTTGCGCCGAACGATACGTTGCGGTTCAGGACACGCGCCTGCCGCTCGTTCCAGCGGGCAATGTTGCGTGGGTTATTTTCATCTCCCAGGCATGTCGGTTGGCTTCTCATCCGTATGGCGTGGTTTCCACACGCCCCTCCATTCTAATTTTTGTGATTGATACAGGACCGGCACCGGCGAGGCGGGTAAGGTTCAACTGCAAGTTCTGTGCGGAAAAGCTCAACCCTATAACGCTATAGGTTATGATCTTTTGAGTTGCGGCGACCGTGCCAAGGATTAACAAAATCGGAGGAGTGCTAACAACTTTCTGGGAGTCGTTCGTGCCTGAGAGCGTAAGCTGTACCTGCGTAGTTCCCAAGTCTCGGCAAGAAACGATGACGCGGTTTATGGTCGGCGTGCGTCCAGCGATTACATCCTCAACTTTCCAGTTGTAGAATCCTCCATTGTTCATGTCTGCAAAGTTTGTCACATCGAATTTGTACAGCGCATTCCCGGATGCAGTGGATTGCGGATAGAGAGCCAACTTTAGACGCTGTGCGGTTCCGCCGTTTGATGGAGGCATAAGTTACACCGAGTTTGGTGGAGCAACCACATTTATTACCGACGAGTCCCATGACGACCAATTCTTGTCCTCAAACGAGTATATCCAAAAACGTGTGAACAGAGTTCCGCCAGAGGAAAGAGTCAAGATTAGCTGGTAGGTGAGGTACACATAGCCAGCAGAAAATGTGGGGATGATGTTGGCGACGGGATTGATACTGACCGCATTGGCGATGTCGGCCATGATTGCGTCTCTGGCCGTTCCGCCGATTGGCGTAGCATTGGCAATGCTGATGCTGTAGATATTGTCCTCTGCCACGAAAGCTGTGGTGGGTCCGTACTGCGCAATTGACCACGGCAGAACGCTTCCTATGCCACGCTCTGAGGCCCACATGTGGTCAAATTCCCACGGTGTAACCGAACTGCCCGTGGGAGTCATTTGCGTTATGCCGTATGTGCGAAATATGAATCCCGCAACTCCCTGCATCGACAATCCGGTAATCTGGTCCGACACATCAAGAAACGGGTTGAATCCAGCGCTTATATTTTGTGTAGGGTCCCACTGCAACGGCAAGCCGTTAGCGCTCCACCAAATTAAGTTTGGAAAATTATGAATCGTTCCCGGCGCAGGCCCAGTGCCTTGATCCAGTATGGATACGTTCGCCAGTATCAACTGGTTGTTCAACTCTGATAGATATTGCGCACCGATAGCAATAGGACCGACGATTGTCGGCCCACCGGGTAGCGATCCTCCCACGGTCGGGGAATCCGTCAGAGAAATACCTGCCACAGAAAAAGCAGTGGAGGCATCAGCAAACGTTTGAGTCCCTACGTAGTTGGCCGTAATTCCATCCCAGTATGAGGTCTTTGGCACCACACTTCCCTGGAATTGGGAAACGTTTGTCCAGTAAATAGTGTTGGCGAATGTGCGGTAGCTTATCGGATTCGGGCCGAACGAAAACGATCCAAGGTTGGACCACGGAGGAGAAGGAAGAAGCAAGGGGTTGTACTGCCAGAAATTGGTATTCGTCCATAGGACGGTGTGGTATGTGCCGTTGATGTCGAGGAACGAATCTATTCCGCCGATCTGAGGATTAGCCCCACCAGGACCGGCTATCGCCTGCACGAAGGCTGGCCGCGAGCGTATCTCTGCGTTGCGCAGCATGAAGTTGTTGAATGCCGGGGAAGCGTTGTCAGGAATGTTTGTTTCTGGAGCGGCGACGTTCAGGCCAGCGTAAGGGCCGACATATTCAATTGAGAACGTACCATCGCTTTTGATAGAGATTGCCACATTTTAGACCGAAATTTGCAGCGTCCCTGATCCGATCGTATTCAACACTAAACCGAAAATCGGGAACGCTTTCATATAAGTCAGTGTTCCGCCAGTAATCGCAACCGGATTCCAAACCAAGTTTCCTGCTTGGTCTGTGACGAGTAGCGTTTGCGCAGCGGTCGGGTTGTCCCAAAGCATCTGCGTTACTTCGATGTCCTGCGGGTAAGCCATCGTGAAAACGTTGCCGACCGCACCTAGGTTAGCAAGCGTAGACTTCCACAACTCGATGCCGATTAGAAAACTATTCGCTACCGCCCCAACGTCGATGATCCGGTAGCCACCATTCCACTTGGTCGCTGTGCCTTGAATCGAGATGTACAAATCTTTTGCCAGCCCGGTCAGCGGCCCGGTAAGTTGCACGGTAGCGGATGCTATCCCATTGCGCGTAATGCTGGTAATTGCAGCAGTGGCCGCTTGGTCGGCAGCGACGAAGGACCACGGATTAGCCGTTAGGTTTGCCATCAGTACGTCCCTGAACTGGCCGGGACCGTTTCAATCTGCACTCTCGGGTCAACCGGGTGAATCAACTTTGGATCAGGCGTAAGCTCTTGCCGGTCGCGGGCCGCTTCTTTTGCTTGCGCCAATTCGACTGCTCCCAACACTGTGCGATCCCGGCAAATCTCGTTGCAAACGAGTATGCCGTTGTCCCACGACATGTCAGAGAGCGGCCACTTGCGATTGCATCTCTGACACGTGTAGTAAGTGTAGTCGAGATAGCCCCGCCAAATCATTCATACCCCTTAACTGAGAACGCCCGTTGCCGTCACAGCAACCGGAGGAGGCGGTGGGATCACCGTCAACACGTCTCCAGCCGCAACCTTGTTCGCGCTCGCCGGGTCCACGCCGGTAATATTGGCGGTGCCTGGACCGACAGCAACTACCGGAACGGAAATCGAGTTGTCCGCATTAACTACTTGCTGCGATCCGTCAACGGTAGCAACGGCGGTATTGTCGCTCGCAAAGGTAATCGGGCCGCTTTCGGGAACGATAACTCCAACGGTTGCAGTGCCCACCGGGGCGGCAAATTCGGTAAACGTAAAGGTTACTGGTCCACCCACTTCAACTGTCTTTGGCATAACTTCTCCTTTTGCCGAAACCGCGTCTGGCGCTTCCACATCTGCCAGAATCTTTTTTAACAACCGAATAATTACTTCGTCGCGCTCTGCCGCACACTCCAGTTGCCGCTCGATGCGCTTAAACCAATTCACTTCGCCGCTTCCTGCGCCTTCCTTATTGCTTCGTCAAGTCCAGGCTTAGCGTCAGTTGGTGCCGGTGCGGCCATCGAAGGAATCTCGCTCACATATTCGCCGTCGTCAATTCCGCCGAACCGTGCGAAATGCCTGTCCTTATAGGCAACGGCTTGCGTCTCGTCAGCGAAGTCCCCGCCCGTGCCGCAGGTGCATTGCAAGCGGAAAGGCTGTTCATCGTTTGGACCTGTCCGCAACCGCATGATATGGTGCATTCTCCACCTCAGAGCAATTGTAAGGCGTAAGTGTTGTAAATCAAACTCACGAGAACGGTTCCAGTGCCAAGGGTCAACAGCGGAGCAGTCCCGCCGAGTTTAATTTCCAACCCCAAGTTGGCGCAGTTTGTGTTTGCCAATACTGGGCCAGTGGCGGCTGCGAAGTTTGTTGCAAGCGTGTTTACGGCTTGATCGACTAGGCCGGTCGGCGTCATTGAAAGCAGGCTAACGGCTTTGCCTGTGTATTCAATCTGGAACACTGGAGTCGTTCCGCCGATAGTGAAGGCCGTTCCGCCGAATTTGTAGGCCAACGTCATCGTAGTTGGCACGTACAGATAACCGGCAGGAGGCGCAAGGTATGTCGGTATCCCGCCGCCAGGGACCACCGGAGGAGCAACGAGCTGGACGGCTGTGGCGTTCAGCGCGAGCAGTTGTGCGGTCGTTAGCTGATAGACTACCGCGCAGTCCGTAGCAATGCCCATCAGGGCAGTGCCGTTGACGCTCTCGCTAAATTGGTATTGGTCCCAGTACGGCCCAAGAATTTCGGGAGACAATCCCAACGTCTGATTTTGGAACGGAAAAACTGGTGTGGGCATTTTAAGCCCCTCCCTTTTCTACGGCCCGTATGAGAAGAACGTTCCGCGCCAAGTCAACGGCACAACCGAGAAGCGCTGCGTCGATTTGAACAACAGAACTTCCGTTTTGAAATCGTCATCCGTAGAGGCCATCAGCGGTTCACGGTCGTACATGTTGAGCTGATGCCCTTCCTTATCGGCAATCAAACCCCAGCCGTTCGGAGAAGTCAGGTAGTTGAGTTCCAACCCCTGTAAGTTTTCCGCCAGCACCCAGTTCAATTCGTTGTTCGATGATCCGGGAACGCCAGGAGAGCCTAGAAGTTCGCGCACGTTCCGACGTTGCTGGACCGTGTGAATGAGCCACTTCGGCTTTACGTGGGTCGGGATGCCGCGATCATCCGGCTGCAAGGCAAACATCGTCACAGCCTGTTGCAGTGATGTCATGGTCAAATCGCTGTCGGGGTTTGGACGGTTTGGATAGCTACCTGCCGTATTGATAATTGTGGAAATGTTCGGAGCAAGAGTAGTCGCCTGCGGCCCACCCATGAGTGGCTGGTTGATATTGAACAGCGTGACACCGTTCGTTGTCGTGACCG